ACCCCCGCGCCAGGATCAGCGGAGTCATCACATGACTCGCACATGCCAAGTTATAAGTGTATTGAGGAAGCTTCGTGGAAGCTGTATACGTTAATGCGTTACTTTCTCTCTCCTACTTTCCATATGGAAAGTAAGTTACTTTCCATATATTACTTTCATGTCTGCCTCAAGTAGTTACGTGCTTTCCAAGGAAAGATATTGTACATTGCTTAGACATTAAGCAACCTCAGCCTATAAAAGCAACTATTGTGAGTTGTGTTCGACACAACTGAATATGACGAGTGCTTGGAATTGGAACGGAGCTAAAGGTATGCGTTCGCGTCGTCGTCCTCGAGGACGACCTTTCAGGCCGTTACCGCCAACATCTAAGCTGTTGCTTCATGAGAGTACTGTATTTAACAAAGACGACATAGTTGGTAAAGAAATCAAGCCGTCTGAGTCTGTTCGATACAAGATGCGTAAAGTCATGGTTACATGTACTGTTCGTATGCCTCCAGGTGAGTTGTTGAACTTCATAATTGTCAAGTGCAGTTCTCCGTTGGTTAATTGGGCTGGTTCGTTTACCCAACCTGCACTTCTGGTCAAGGAGAATAGCCAAGACATGATTACAATACTTGCCAGAGGTAAGATTGAGACTACTGGGTTGTCTGGACATGATTGTGCCAAGTCCTTCAGCAGATTTGTGAGATTAGGTTCTGGTGTTAGTCAATCTCAACATTTGTATTTAGTTATTTTTACAAGTGAAGCGATGAAAGCTGTCTTAGAGCATCGTATGTATCTTGATGTGTAATAAAAACTTGTAACGATGAACAATTATAATCATAAATATTATTGCTATTAATCTCCTCTACTCCGCGAAGCGGTGTGTTTCGTGTTTATGTTGACATATATGCCCTTCATTAATTGAGGGGAGTTTACCAAAATACCCTTGAAACACTATTTGATCCCGTGATGAGCTGGCGCGGGGCTTAGTATT